TAATTTTCCGAAACTAGAAGGAGATGTGGTGGTGCTTTCAGACAATAGTGGCAGTGCTCACGGTGCGTTTACATCAGAATATGGTTCCACAACAGTCGCGGAGATAGGTAATTTATCGGCAATAATAACAGCAAATGCGTGTACAGGACGTGGTATGATAGGTTTGTTTGGAGATCGTTTGTTGGAATATGAAGTAGATAAATCCAAGACAATATTACAACAATATGATGAAATAAACATACTCGCTGGTGGAAGAGGAACACATGTTGGTGGTGGAACAGAAAACGGTCTATGGCTGTTTTATAAGCGTTCCATGGAGAATCCAGATAAATACAGATTTGACCACTTCTTTTGCTATTCTGATATGCAAGCCGGTCATGGAGGATTGTATGGTATTGACCCTGAGTTAAAAGATTGGGAGTTTAAAAATGCCAGATCCAGTTCCCAGAAGTATATAGACTTGTTGAAGCTATTGGAGGATTATAGAAAAAGGATAAATCCAAGAATGAGTTGTTTTACAGTTCAAACCGCAGGATATAATGACAGTATTATGCCGGAGAATCTATATCGTGGGGCAATATTGGCAGGTTGGACGGGTCGCGAGGTTCTTTATGCGGATAAGGTATTGAAGCTATGGGATGAAGTGGACGCCCTACAGATTAGTTGTATGCCTTGATTCGCACCCATGTTAAGATGGACACAATCATTGGGTTGAGGTTCATTTTCCGGATTAAGCCGAATCATTTTAATAGGTAAGTTAATTTTCGGTAATTTCCATTCGCCACTTAACATTTTTCCATTATTCATTCTTAATGAGTGTGGATTAATACCACAACCAATTTCCAATATAACAATTTTATTATTATTTTTTTCATTTTCTTGAAGCCATAATTCCATTTTTCTTTTGGCAAATTCATATGGTTTTCCATAGAAATCAAAATCACCAAACATGCTGACATTGGGTCTTAATATATTAGAACAATACATACAAGAAGGCATAGAAGAAGCAATAAGTGTAGTTTCATCAAATACAGGGGTTTTGGAACTATCCATTTCAATAATACCATGTCTAGAAGCACACTTCTTATCCATACATTGCAAATATTTCATAGTGCCGTGAACTTCATAAATTTTATTTTTATCAAATCCGGCTCTTTCAAAGTAATTATCAATGTTTGAGGTACAAACGAAATAATTATCGTTTTTGACATGTTGAAGGTAGTTCAATAATTTATAATAACCTTCATGTGGTGAACATTCCTGCATCATATTATAGAAATTAGCTTTGAATCCCCATGCAAGATTAGGGAATTCTTTCCACATTTCCAAACTGGATATCTCATCGTATCTATATAAATGATTACCAATTTGTATAGATTTGTTCCAAATACCATTTTGACCTCTGTAAGTGAAAATTCCAGAATCAACACTCATTCCTGCTCCAGCAATAATTAACACACCATCGGCTTCCGCCATAATGCGTTGAGAGTCTTTTACTTCGTTATGCGGCATTGTATATAATGTAATTATATAATACAAAATATATTTCAATTTTTTATTACACAGTAGGGTAATAGACCCAATCTAATTCTTCACATACTTTTTTCCAAATTTGGTCTTGTTCTAATTGTTTTTCTCTGTCTTTCATAAGAGGAATATAAGGCAAATATTGAGTCTGGTCTAATAAAACACATAATTGATACAATGTATATGTATAATTGAAAAAATTGGTCCTATTAGCAGGACAATGAATAGCCCATGGTTTTTGAATTTCAATAAACAATACACATAATGTTTCATGTAGTTCTTCACTCATAATAGGAGGTCTTATACCAAACAGTGAATTGATATATTGAATATGTTCAAAATATTTATTATAACCCAGTTTCCTCAAAATTTCCCGCATTTTTCCATAAGTCAATTCTTTATGCAAGTCTTTAATACGCTCTTTTTTAATTCTATTCTTAATATTATCAATAACATTTTCTGGAATTTGTGTAGTCTCTTTTGCTTGAAATTGTGATAATATTTCTTTAAAATGATTTAGGCGAATATAAGAAGTGTATGAAACTTCATGTGGAGGCTCTTTATTATTAGGTTTAGAACTATCCATAATATGTGTAACAAATTGACCACATTTAGGATTATTGCAAATAATGATTCCATCATCTTCTTGTGGAATCATTTCCCCGTCTAAACACATATAACACATATTGCTGTTATTAATAAAATCCGATAAATTTGTTATATTGTTGTGGACATTTTTCCAATATTGGATAATAGCTTCTTTAGAAACATCTGGTTTTTTGACATCGTCATCGCATGTTTTTATCTTAAAAAAGGAATTCAACATATTGACACTGTTTGTGGAAGTGCCATTTGAAATGTTTTTCTTTTCTTCAAAATAGTGGAATAAATGTTTGGAGTTATTTAAAAAATAGTTTTTCTTATCAAGCTTGAATTGTTTTATTTTCTCATTTATACTTTTGATTTCATCTGTAATATTCATTTTAACATCAATGTTAAGATTTTGGGTTTTTAATTTTTTTAGTAATTCCTGCTTTTTTTTGGTTAATTTAGGCAATTCAACATTCTCATTGTTTTCAAAATTATCTAAAAACTCGCTATGTGTTTTATCAATATTTTGTATTTTTTTCATTATATTAATTAATACTGTCTCTATAAGTGTTTTTGTGGTTAAAATAATTGTAAAAAAATAGTAAATTATAATAAATGGAGAATGTGTCAATAGATAAAAGTGAATTTTACAAGATGTGCTTTATAATGAATGCTTTGAATGATGGTTGGAAAATAAATAAAAACGATTCAAGTTACATATTTACAAAGAAACATGAGAATAAGAAGGAAGTATACGAGGAAAAGTATTTAGAAGAATTCATTAAAAAAAATGGGAAAGTATTCAAAATATAATTAATAATTAATTAAACGTTTTTTTCTGAGATTTTTTTCTTTAGTAAGTATATAACTCAAAATGGGTGGCGCATTGATGCAATTGGTAGCCTACGGGGCTCAAGACGTATTCCTTACAGGAACTCCTGAAATCACCTTCTGGAAGGTATCTTACAGAAGACACACTAACTTCGCCATGGAATCCATTGAACAGACCTTCAACGGACAAGCTGACTTCGGAAAGCGTATTTCATGCACCATCTCCAGAAATGGTGATCTTGCCTACAGAACTTACCTTCAAGTAACTCTTCCTGAGATCAACCAGAATGTCAACGGACAAACTGATGCTGTTTATGCCAGATGGCTTGATTTCCCTGGAGAGCAACTTGTCTCCCAGGTTGAGATTGAAATTGGAGGTCAGAGAATTGACAGACAATACGGTGACTGGATGCACATCTGGAACCAACTTACCCTAACTTCCGAGCAACAAAAGGGATACCACAAGATGATTGGAAACACCACTCAACTTACATACATCACTGATCCTACTTTCGCTGAGGTTAATGGTCCTTGTGCCGCCGCCGGTGGTCCTTCCCAGGTATGCGCTCCTAGAAACGCCCTTCCTGAGACCACTCTTTACATTCCTCTTCAATTCTGGTACTGCAGAAACCCTGGACTTGCCCTTCCTCTTATTGCCCTTCAATACCACGAGGTCAAGATCAACATTGATCTTAGACCTATTGGTGAATGTCTCTGGGCTGTCAAGAGCCTTACTGATGCCACTGATAACTCTGTCTCTGTCTCCCAAGCATACCAACAATCCCTTGTTGCTGCTTCTCTTTACGTTGATTATATCTTCCTTGATACCGATGAGCGTAGAAAGATGGCCCAGAACCCTCATGAGTACCTCTTTGAGCAACTTCAATTCACTGGTGATGAATCTGTTGGTTCTTCTTCCAACAAGATCAAGCTCAACTTCAACCACCCTTGTAAGGAGCTTATCTGGGTTGTCCAGCCTGATGCCAACGTTGACTACTGTTCTTCCTTGAACGGTGGTGCCACTCTTTACAAGACTCTTGGTGCTCAGCCTTTCAACTACACAGATGCCATTGATGCTCTTCCTAACGCCGTCCATGCCTTCGGTGCCCCTGATGAGCTATCTGGTCCTAATGCCTTTATCTCTGGCGGTGTCTTTGAAGGTGCCGGTGCTACTGATGCCAACGGAACCAACGCCTTCGCCGGTCTTGCCGCTGCTGGTGGTTCCAATGTCTCTGATGCCGGAACATTCGTTCTTGCC